AACCATTGCATTGTTTCGTAAAATGCAACACCATATAATATCATAAACACTCTTGGTATCATTCTCCAATTTGATAAAAATTGTGGCACTTCATCTCTTAAAAGTAACCATACATTTTTAATTATACTTTTTCCTGTTTCTAACATTAACTTCTCCCTCTTTGTTTTTCTCTTATCTTCTCGTTTTCTTCTTTTATATGTTGCACCAAGAGGTTAACATATATCTCCCTCTCCCACGGCAACATATTCTCTAATTCACTTAAAGAATATTTATGATGTTGCATTAACGCAAAATTAACCTGGAAATAGTTTTCTAGGTTGTCGTGTGAGAGGGCGATACGAAAAAATCGGCAAGCCCCTGTAACATCATTTTACTCTTTACTTTAGTTTTAGGGTTTTCTACTTCTATCTCTTGTTGTAACTTCGGCATAGTTTGAAAAAACTTTTGTATTTTCTCAAAATGTGATGAAGATAAACTTTCGATAAATGCGTCTAACTCTTCTTTTTTATAGTCTTTAGCATTGTGTACTGTTTCACCATCATAAATCTGGTAAATAGATGCACCAATCATATCAAACATTTGACCCGTTTTTAAGTTTGTTGCGTCAACATCTGCATCAAAACTATCAATTGTTGGATATTTCATAATTATTTTAACTTTATCGTTAATCTGAATTTCGTTTGTGTGTGCTTCATCAACTTGCACCTCAACCTTTGAAAGGTCAACTTCTACATTTGCGTAAGTTTCGTTGTCGTCTGGACATCTAACTTTTAATTTTGCAACCTCACCAACTGACTTAGACCTGATTTGTAAAAATACATATTCTAAATCAAATACTGGTAATGCTGAAACATTGACAGCGCCAAATGTACAGGCATCTACAATGCTTTTTAATGCGTTTGTGATTTGTTTGCTCTCTTGTGATTCCAAGGCCATCAATAGTAACTTCTCTTCTTTTACAAGAAAAGGTCTATATGACACTTTCATATCTTGTGAGGGCAATGTCAACTCATACTTCGCCGTTTCTAATATAGGTAATGACATAATATCTCCTTGTTATATTATAAAAATGGTGGGAATACTCTTCCACCTGTCGCTCTACCAATTGGTACGCTTCGTTTAACCTGGTTGAGTACATCTCTACCAGCTCGTTTCAGTTCTGGTGGTAATTTATCCAATATGCCACCAAATAGTCCGAAATCTTTAGACGCTTTAATTGTAGGTACATCACCAAATGATTTACCTATTGTTGCGTCTGCTAATTCACCAGATGTTAAGTTATACCAACTTCTAAAATTAAATGTAACTGGTATACTGACACCTTGGTCGTTTGCACCATAAGAATACTCCATAGACCCCATTGTTGATGGATAAACTTCATATAATCTTACTGCATAAGTTACTCTATCTCTATCATCATTACTTTCAAAGGCACCTAATTGTAAAATGTCAACTGAGCCAACATAATCATCATAGAAATTCATATTGTGGCTACCTAAGTCATAGATTAACTTTTGCCACTCTTCAAAGAAAACTCTTTGTCTTAAAAACTTGTCGCCATAAAAAGTCATTTCAATATTACCTGGAAAACTATAAGAGTATGGCATCTCTCTAGCAGGACCATATAACTGAACAGCTGTAGTATTAATATCTCTACTAGGCATAGTCACCTTGTTACACATCATACCAACATTTCTTTTCATATCCATTTGATTGTATTGTTGAAATCTTTGATTTGATGGCGGACCGTATGGTTGATTTACTTGTCCTACATCACCTAATTTATATTTTTCAGGTGGATTAAATACAACCAAATATCTATTTGGTCTTGCAAGGCCTTCACCTTGGTTTATGTTTGCAATAAATCTGTTAATAGTGGATTCTCTACCACCGCCTGGTGCTCTTTTTAACCTAGGGTCACCTTCTACATTGTCTAACGACCTATCTCTTGGAAAACCGATACGAATATCATAGTTACCAATTCGTCTACCACCTCTTAAAATTGCCATTAGATAATTCTCCTTGCAGCTGCAAATACTCTACCAAGTGTTGAACCTTGGAAGTCGGCAACTGGTAAATAACATGCGATAGCCATTTCGTCAACATCAATTCTTCTAAAGTTTGACCTAACTTGTCGCCACAAATATTTTTTAACTGCCGGTTTAATTATACTTTGTCCTTTTAAATTACTATAACCAACTTGTAACTTTGTGCTACTATCAAACTTGCCGTTACTTGCGTAACTTTGTAGTTGTTCTAATAATTTAAATCTTACACCATAAGGCAAATAATGAAAATTAAGACCAACAAAACCACCTTTAAATGTATCTACAGGTAACACCAATGGAAAGGCGTCCCAATATGGTAACTTTGCTTTAGTCTTTGCATCATATACAAACATGTTCATACGGCCAGCACTAGGTCTGCCGTTTAACTTGCCTTCTCGCATCAACTTATTCTGTGTTGCCTTATCAGCAATCAAAGAGGCTGCATTTCTGTACCATCTAGCAGACTTTAGT